CCCATAGAGAGTAATAAATACCTTGTAGACAACATTCTTACAAGGATACTTAATGGCATTTACCACAGACCCAAAGACGTTTAATTTTAAGAACAACCTCAATGACCTTCAAAAGAAGCGTCACAAGGATCACATTGCCACAGTTACAGTAGATGCTAATGGCAAGTTTGAAACACACAGTGAATTAATTATTACTCCTAAAGGTAATGATAAGATTAATAAGCGTGTAAGTGTACTTCCAGACGCAGGCGAAACAGTAGTTAAAATGACTGAAGCAAGTTACTTGTTTAAAGACTTGCAACAGATGAATGTTATTCTTACTAATGCTTGTAACCTAAGTTGTTCTTATTGTTATGAACAACACAACAGAGACTTTGGTCGCTTTACTCCAGACAGTTTACTAGAAGCATATAACTTCTTACTCAACGTAAGTAAGCATGAACATAAAATGTTTCAATTTTTTGGCGGCGAACCTTTAATTCATAAAGATTTAATATTAGGCTTCTTAAGAGAAAACAAAGACTATCTTACAGAACAGTCAAGAGGTTACACCAAACAACAGATTAGTTGTGTTACTAACGGATTGTTAATGACTGAAGACTTCTTAGAAGAATATTATTCATATCCGTTTACACATATTCTTTGTAGTCTTGATACTATTAGAGCAGAAGTTGACCATAGAGAAATTGGTCAAAAAAGAATTGATGCTCTATTAAGAACAATAGATAAGATTCCAGAACATGCTAAAAAAGGTAATAGAATTACAATGCGTTGTACTCTTGCTAAAGAGAACGCTCCTTACTTTAAAGAGTTTGTAAAAGCAGTATATGATGCAGGTGTAAGGAACATTGTTGTACACCCATTAATTTTAGATAGTTCAAGAGGATTTATTGCTTGGACTGACGAACAATGGAACACACTTCATCAAGATATTTTATGGACACTAGAAAACTATTTTGATTTAGGAATACACTTTTCAGAAGGTGTTGGACAAAAAGGTGAAAACAACTGTATGGTAGGTAGTGACATGGTTGCTATTGATGCATCAGGTGACTACTCAGGTTGTTACTTCTTTACAAATCAAAAAGCAGGACCTGCAGGCAAAACAATCTTAGGTAATGTATTTGAAGATAGACTTTACTTAGATAGATACAAAGGCTTTCAACAATCATTTAGTAAAATGGTTGAGGAAGAAGAACAGTGTCGTACATGTGATTATAAAAATGCATGTTACCAATGTCCAGCAGGAAACATGGACACAGGCACACGTTTGTTCCGTCCAGATGATATGTGTCAAAAGATTGTAAAACTATATGTTGACCTACAAGACGATATTGAAATTAAAAAGTTCCAACAAACATATCAAATGACCATTGACACTTGTGAAAAAGAAGGCGAAGAAAAAGTATTCATCAAGTCACCTTTACACGTTATGTTTAAAATGTTTTCAGATGTACATGCTAAAAGAGAAGACACAAACGAAGCATGGAAAAAGATTCCAAGCAGTGGACAACTATATGCGGCATGGCAAGCAATGATCAATGATGGTTACAAGATGGACAATAACAACGGCGAACCAGACTTCCATGTGTTTTTGCAAGATGTTATTGGATACTGTAACAAAGATAGTATTTCCATTAAAGAACTATACGAATGGCTAACAGAAAAAGCCAATATACCAAATGAATTAAGTAAAGCAGTTACAGACTTAAACTTTTATGCAAGATGTTCTTATTTGGTATTCTTAAACTTCCTAATATTACATAATAAAAAGCCATTATCAGGTTCAAATATCCAAACAGTAAAAGAAAAGTTGCTCGGCAACTAAAAAGATGTTATAATACTGCTATGGATGGTCTTGATAAACTAAAACATATTTCAGTCTACTTAGGAAACACATGCAATTTTGATTGTTCCTATTGTGATAGAGAATACATTGCCAAAGATGTTGGAGGGCAAACCCTTAAACATGCTTGGGTTGATCTTGTTGTAGACTTCTTTGATAAAACAATGCCTCACTGTAAAGGTTTAGACATTATCAGTGTGCATGGTGGCGAGCCTTTCCTATTCATAAGCAGAATGGACGACTTGTTTACAAAACTGTTTGACAAGTATATTAAAAATACAGATAGAAAGTTTTGTATTACTACTAATGGTAGTCTTATTGCAGAGAACAAAGAGTTCTTAAAGAAATGGGGACCATATATAAAGTTTACAATATCCTACGACTTTGCATTTCAAAAACAAAACAGAGAGTATGTTGATGTTGTAGAGATGGCAAACATCATACACGAGTTCGGCGCTACTATGCAGTGGCAATATGTTATGCCTACAGATGATAAACGTTGTTTTAACTTAGATGTTATTACAGAAATTATTAGGACTTGTCAAAAGACAAAATGTAATACAGTTAATCTTATACCATTAAGACACAAGCGTGGTGCTAGAAAGTTTGAAGTTATTATTGATGATATTCATTTAGGTGAATGGTTTGATAACTTCTTACAATTTATTACAATACTTTATACTAAACGTATTAACATTTATGTAGATGGTATATACGGAAACCTAAGTGCTATAGATAAGTTTTATTATGACAACCATCACAAGATGATACTGTCACCAGATGGATACATTTATCCTGAGTATGACTTTTTAGAATACAAACGAAATGAATTTAGAGTAGGACAATGGACTGATGGTACACTAGAGTATACACCAGAGTTATATAGACAACAAGATGAAAAGAACCTAATACGATCTGAATGTTATAACTGTCCAAGTAAAGATAGTTGCGGACTTAAATATCTATATAAGATGTTTGATCGACCACCTGGAACTAGTTGTATACAGTTTTATCAAATGGTTGATGCAAGTATTGCTTATTGTTACAAACTACAACAAAAAGACTCAGTGTTTGAATGGGTAGGAATATAATGGATAGAATAGTAGACACACCAGCACCAAATAGAAATAGTTTCATACAGTATTTTTATGAAAACGATTCCTTGCTTAATGTACACAATGAAGTTATCTTTAGTGTACTAGGTAGATATAATTGCTTTGCTGGTTGTAAAGTATGCTATACTGAAAAGCATTTTAAGGAAGCAATGCCTTATTTTAAAAACTTTATACCCAAAGAGATTAACGCAGACATACAACAACAATGGACTAAAGTATTTGAACACTTTAAACATATTAGTAATATCGATGATTTGTTTTGGATGAAGCATGAACAAACGCATTTATATGATTGGTACAAACAAAACAGTCATAGATTCATTTGGGGAAGCATGACTGATAATAACTTTATTAGAACACAACCGTTGTTTGTTAATGAACTGTCTGCAGATACAAAGATACAAGAGATTAGTTTTAGCACAGGTTGGTTAGACAAAGTTAATAAGACAGAAATATTTGCTATGCTCAAAGAACTTAATGAGCGTAACGGAATACAAAAGATAAAGTTTATTCTAACAACACAAGACAACAACAGTCTTGACTTGTTAAGCAAGTGGGTTGAAGATAACGGAATTGGCTACACTTGTTCACATCATGACTTTAATGAAGTTACAAAGAAACTAGACACAGACATTCCACAAGCAGAACACATTGCAAGTTTTGACAGTGATGTATTCTATGTATGTAGAGAAAGTAATTATCTACAACACAACGGATTCTTTCTTACGCTTATAGAAAGTATTGATGTAAACAATAGACCTTATCACCAATTTAAAGAGTTTGATGCTACTAAACACCTAAGTGATATGATACAAGGCAAAGTAGATTTGTATACTAAATGGGTAAACAACAATCAAAATGTATTAGACATACAAGCAAACAAAGATTATTTTGATTATTTTAAATGGGTTTCAAATAATGTTAAAGTTAATCACAACTATAACTTTATACCAATTGATCTTCTAAACGCACAACACAAATATTATCATCAACTAACTAAAGTTGGATGGAAAATAACAGATTACGGATTATTAAAAACAGGAACAAGCAACGTTGTTCCATTACTAGAGGTAAGCAATGACAGTTGAAATACCAATAAAGTTTATTACTCCGCATAAAATTGAAGACACACATCTTTTAGATGACGGAGATAACACAGGGCAAGTAAGCAGTATCATCAGTGGCACACACGAAGAAATTGCAGATGGTCCTTACACAGTATTCCGTATGAAGAATACAGGACAACAACTTGTATATAGTAACTTTACAAATGGTATATATGATACTAACCTAAACAGTTTAAGTGAAGTAACACCACAAGACGAGAAGTGGGACGAGATACAATCACATGTAAAAAAGAGAACTAAAAGCAATACTCCAATATGGTTACGTATACTATTTGGTCATGCTTGTAACTATAGTTGTTCATACTGTTTACAAAAAGATATTGGTAACCCAGATGAACGTGGTAAGATATGGACACTAGATAGTTTTATTGACACAGTTAAAACCAAACTGGATCTAAGTCAAACAGAGAAGATTGACTTATGGGGCGGCGAAACTATGTTATATTGGAAAAGTATTACACCTATCATCGATGAGTTTGATAGAGAAGGTATGCAATGGTACTTTGCTACAAACGGTACACCATTAAGACAAAAGCATATTGATTATATTAACAAAATTAAAGGCATTGGATTGTTTGGAATAAGCCATGATGGTCCTGGACATGTATCACTACGTGGTAAAGAGTTCTTATGGGATCCTATTACAATAGAAGTTCTAAAGAACATGCAAAAGAATAGAGAGAAGATACGTTTTAGTTTCAACCCTGTTGTAAGTGCAACCAACTATGATCTGTTTGCAATCAATAATTTCTTTAGAGATTATATGCTAGAAGTAGGATTAGATCCTGACCTAGTAACTATTAGTTACACACTAGGTAGAGTACACGCTGACGAAGATCACGAAGGTAGCGTAAGTATGGACCACGTTATACGTGGTGATGATCTTAAAAAGTTTAAAGATATTGTTGATAGATTTATTGAATGCAATATTGAACAAGCACAAGGTATTAAAGACCACGGATTGTTAAGAAGCAACATATTCCATAACGGTCCAAGAAGTGTACTAGGTTATGGTGAAACATTCCAAAAACAGATACTTCCTAACATAAGTACAGTGTGTGGTGCAGATGATGATCAAGTGTTGAGCGTTGATGTTGCAGGTAACGTTAGAACTTGTCCACATGTTGATGATAGTTTTGTTAGTGGTACACTTAATAAACTTGAAGATGTAGTAATTAAAAAAGTAGATTACAGTCGTTATGATAAGCATTGTAAAGTTTGTCCTGTGTATAGATTATGCAAATCTAATTGTCCAATTAATGTACCAGACTACGTGTTCCTTACTAATTGTGCATTAGAGAAAGTATGGAACAAAGCAATACAACGTGGAGCCTTTAAGGCAATATTTGGCAGTGATGCAGAATTAGTAGAAAGTGGATTAGATGAAACTACCATTAAAAAATATAGAAGTTAAAACTTTAGAATTAACAACACATCCGTTACTCAGTACTAACGTGATTCAGACACAGCAGGATCTACGGATCTTTATGGAACATCATGTGTTTCCAGTATGGGACTTTATGAGCCTTGCCAAAGCATTGCAACATCGTATCTGTCCAAGTGGTGATGTATGGTTACCTACAAAGCACACAAGAGATGAAAGTGCTAGACTTATTAACGAAATCATTTGGGGCGAAGAGTCTGACAAAGACTTAGGTGGTGGAAGCATATCGCATTTTGATTTGTACTTACAGGCAATGGCTGAAGTAGGTGCAAACACTAAACCTATTTTAAGATTCATTGACAATGTAGAACAACAAGGTATTGACTACGCAATAGAAAATACAAAAGGTATACCCGATTGTACTAGAGATTTTATGCGTACAACATTTAACTTTATTGCTACAGGAAAGAAACATGTAATTGCAAGTGCTTTTACATATGGGAGAGAAGCAGTAATACCTGGAATGTTTCAAGGTATATTACAGCAACTTAATATTAATTCATACGAGGCAAAGAAGTTTCATTACTATCTACAAAGACATATTGAACTAGATGGTGACGAACACGGACCTATGGCTACTAAACTTGTAGAAAACTTATGCGGTGAAGATCCATTAGCATATGTTGAAGCAGAAACAGTAGCAGTAGAAGCAATGAATGCTCGTATTAAATTTTGGGACGAAGTGGAGAAGAAACTTTTTGAGTAAAGACGACATAATAGAATTAGATGGTACATGTTTAGATACATTACCAAACCAAATGTACAAAGTACAACTAGACAACGGTCATACAATCATAGCCTATACGGCAGGTAGAATGAAAAAGAATAAGATTAGAGTGCTAATGGGCGACAAAGTTAAAGTAGAAGTATCGCCTTATGATCTTACCAAAGGTAGAGTAACCTTTAGATACAAATAATTAACCGTCAATTTTAATTGGATTAGTTTCTTCAAGAGGTGAGTTTGTTTTTAACCATCTAACAAGATCTAGTCTTACAGTTTGTAGGTTCTCTTTTAGCAGTTGATGTTCGTTGCCAAATACAGGACCACTGTCTACAAGATTTTCTACAGACTGATCAATAGCATCAACAGCACCAATGAATATATTATACATTTCTACTGCCTGTTCTTTTTGACTTGGTTGTTCAATTGCTTCAATGCGTTGTAGATAATCTCTACAGTCATCATTAAAACGTGGTAAATCTTTAATTTTTATTGCCATGTTTACTCCTTACTAATATTTATAAATAACAATATAACAAGGAGCAACAAATGGCGGCAAATGGCATTTCAACACTGGCACTAAAAGCAACTAGACAAGACACAAAACTTGCTAAAGCAACAGCAAAGCGTCAAGGTAAAACTGTGGCGGCTGACGGAACTATTAGTGGTTCTGTTAACACAGGTGCTACGTCATATAGAGCAAGAAATACACTTGATGCTTCTCAACTACCCACAAGATACAATGCTACTAGCAATACAGGTGCACTTGTAAATAATGCAAACACTGGTGGTTTAGTTGCAGGTCGTCCTTGGACATAATAGCACCTAACCAATAAATACACACATAATAAAAGAGGAGCGAGAGTATGAATACCAACGAGTATGACGTAAAAGTCATTAAAGTAGTTGATGGTGATACAGTAGATGTAGACATTGACTTAGGGTTCGGAGTAACACTAACAGACGAACGTGTACGGATTATGGGTATTGATACCCCAGAGTCACGCACAAGAGATAAAGTAGAAGACTTGTTTGGCGAAGCCGCTAAAGCAAGACTTAAAGAACTTATGAAAGACGGTGGTAAACTTATTACTACTGAAGATCGTAAAGGCGAAGATATGAAAGGCAAGTTCGGACGTATCCTAGGAGACTTCAAAGTAGAGCGTTGGGAAAATCAACCAGCAGAACTAGTAACAGATATTCTTATTGAAGAAGGACATGCAGTTGCATACTTTGGCGGAAGTAAAGAAGAAATTGCTATGAAACATCTAGCAAACAGAGAAAAACTATTACGTGAAGAAATCATTAGTCGTGAAGATTATGATAAAGCAGTAGCGTTAATGGAAGGCAAGTAGTCACAAAAAACCCCGGCACTATTTCTAATGTCGGGGTTTCTTTTCATAACTTATAGAGCGTTGACAGGTATACCGTGAATCTCTGCCCTCAGTTTCGTTATTACTTGTTTGGCTTACCGTTTACAAAATCGTAAAATCTTTCAGCCGCTTCTAGTATATGGTCTGTTGTTGGAATCTGAGGCATGCCAACTTTGCTGACAATCTCTCCTGATTCTGGATCACGCTTAGATGTAATCTCCCAACCCATCCACTTATTTGAATATTCAAACTCTGTGAATGACTTAGCCATTTCTAGAACCTGCGTTCTAATTTCGTATCCGTTTTTGTTTGTTGTGATTTTTGGCATTGCGGTCTTAAACATTTCAGCAACTTCCTGTGTTTGTTTAAAGATGGCTTCGCCGTACTTTGTATCTACTGACATAATATTCTCCTTTGTGTGTATGTGTGTAGTGTTACTATTGTAACATTAATATTTAGTATTGTCAATGAGTAATACTACAACATTTAGATTTCTATAGCACTTGTATCTACCTTAGACCATATATGCTAGTTTAAGTTAGAGAGTTGACTACCTAAATAAACATGCTGACGATAGTGATCAGCATTAAGAAAAGGAGGTTCACATGGACATTCTAAATAAAGTAAAGGCTTGGGCCGGAGCATTAACAGAAGCAGGAATTAGTTTGCTTTCGTTAGGCATCGTGTTAGAAGTCTTGTTCAACGGACAGAACATTCCGTTCTGGCCAAACATCAACATAATTGCTAACATTCAAAACATTGTTGCAGGTTTCTCTGCACAAGGTTTAGTTGGTCTTGTTGCTGTCTGGGTTTTATATTCAATTTTCAATAAAAAATAATATATACTCAATTTGAAAAAGTTGCAGAGAAGTCATCTTGGCGGGCGATTTCTCTGCAACACTTTTTATCTTCCTGATACCCAGTCTTGTTCTTCTTCAGTATAGGGCCACATTATAGTTGTCCTAATAGTTCTTTAAGTTTCTTTTTTGACTTGCCCATTGCCTTTGCTTTAACAATAGATGCCATGTTTGAAGTGTCATCACCTACAACTACAAGTGCAATCATTCCCATGCCTTTGTGTGGAGTACACCAATAATAATAGATACCTGGAGTATCAAATGTAATTGCTACTTCTTTACTGTTCTTTGATTTCTTAGGCTTCTTCCAACCGTCTGGACCAGCAATAAATTCTACGTTGTGACCTTTTGATGTTGGTACCCAAGTAACTGTATCACCTACATCAATGCGTGTGATATCTTCTGAGTACACCATTTTGGCTCCGTCGTCACGTTTGTTTAACATTTCAACTGTAGTGTCTGCGGCTAGTACTGGTGTTGATAGTAGACCTAAGATGGCTACTGTAGATAGTAATCTTTTCATGTTTGTTTCCTTTTCTATGTGTGTTGTCTGTATGATGAGGGGCGACTACTTGCCGCCCTTCTTCTTTTCATATGGTGTTTTAAAATAAGTGTGATTAGGATCTATCATTAGTGTGTCTCGTACATTGTCTTTTTAAACTCAGAGATTTCATTGGCTCTTTTGTAGTAGCCATGATTTCTTAGTTCACGAATTGCCATACAATAACTTCTGTATTCCATTGCTTTAATAAATCTCTTAAACATGAGCCTTGCCCTTCCAAGTAGCAACAGTCTTACCACGCATGTAATGATCACCTGCTTCGTAAGTATCTTTTGCTTCTGCTTCACGCACTGCTTCATTAGCAATTTCTCTAATATCTCCTCTACAGATACCTATGTCTTTTAGTTCGTAATCAGTAAGTTCACTTAACTCGTCATACGTTCTATTTGCTTTTCGGTGTGCTTCGGATAATCCAAATATTTTTTTAAGATGTAAAAACATTATTTTTTATACTCCAACGGTAAAGTCATTAATGCCCTTGCTTCATCGTGATATCCTTGTCTAGATAATTCAGCGGCCGCTCTTGCTCTACCTGCTGATTCACCTAATGCAATTATACCTACAAATAATACAGCGAATACATTTCTTATTACCTTACAGAGTTTACATGTGTAAGTCCATGTTGTGTTTGTCATTGTTGCTACAGTCATTATACCCATCCTTTTAAATTGTTATTTGTTGCTACGTTCATTCTTCTATCGTTAAATGTTCCTAGTGAAATAGATGTAATGTCTGATCTCCCAATTCCCAAATCCTTTAGTTCGTGATCTGTTAGTTTTTGCAGTGCCTGGTAAGTTTTACGAGCCATTGCTTTGTTTTTTCTTTTTAGTTTTATTGTTTTAACTAAATCCGCAAACCCATGTATTGCGTCTTGCACCCATGATGCAGTTACCGTAATGTGTTGTGTCATTAGTTGTATACTCCCGCTCTTGGTCCGCGACCTTCATGCGTTAGCATATAATGATAGGCATAGCGCCAATCATTTCCGTACTCAGTTTTGGCGTAAGTGAGCATCTCTTTTTCGAAAGCCCTAGTTGGGCTTGGGTTTCCAAGTAAACTCACAAGGCCGTTGAATAGCATTGTTGCCATTTTACTTCTCCTTATATAAGTTTTGGATGCTTGAGGAAAGCAATACCCCGGAACTTCCCCGGCGGTGCAACTACCTTTGGTAGCCGTCGTTCGCTTTTTTAGGATGTCTGCACCATCCCACTGTCTTTCCAGTGTGTATGTGTGTCGAATAGTACAACCATGCTGTCCTACTCACCTTTATTTATATTATACTACTATAACTATACACGAAATGCAACCTATATTAGGTAAAGGCTGTCATGCGTTTACAGCATGAGTATAAGAATATTAGCATGTTCTAAATTATTACGGTTTTTATGTCATGTTATAAATATATTGTATATAACTTGACACATGAATTGGTTTGTGTTATAGTTGTTATGTAGTATTGTAAACAACAGCCAGTTAACTGGCAGGAGGAAATACAATGCATATCGTAAAAAAGCATTAATCAACATAAGGTATTTCATTGCCCCAGCATTAATACTTGTTGCACTCGCAGGAGTGATGGCAGGTGGTGCATGGACATGGACAGGTGTGGGCCTATTGGGAATAGGTATCATATTTGATACACTAGTAACTCGAAAAACCTCAGGAGCAGGCTTTGATGAGAACGGTGAACCTTATGGTATCCCATGGTTACAAAATGCAGTAATGTATTCAATGTTACCAGTGTTCGTAGCACTACAACTTGGACTTGCATATCAGATCTATTCAGGTATGTGGGGAGTAGAGTTGCTAGGTGCTGTACTGTCAACAGGTATATTTGCAGGCATAGGCATAATATATGGACATGAACTATCACACACCAAAGGCTTTAGTTTTATAATAAGTCGTTGGATGATGGGTCTTTCAGGTTCAGCACATTTTTGTTATGCTCATGTGTACAATCATCATTTGGAATTAGCAAGTGAAGATGATCCTGCAACTGCACCTCGTGGACGTAATCTATACGAACATTTCTTTAAAAGTCATTTAGGACAAAGCAAGTTCCTATTTGAAATGGAGAAAGGTAGATTGAGACGTTTAGGTAAACCTTTTCTATCTTTAAGTAATAGATGGATAAGAGGTTATATGATGAGTTTCCCTACTATCTTCTTGTTTTTTTTAGCAGGTGGATGGGTAGGTGTCGCATGTATGGCATTGGTTTGGATGATATCAAACTTTGAACTAGAAGCACTTAACTATCTAGAACATTATGGTTTGGTACGTGTTAAAAGTGAACCAATAGACTACAGACACAGTTGGGATAATTCTACATTGTTCACAAGTTGGTTCTTCATAGAGATTGGTCGTCAGGCTGATCATCATGACAGAGGTGAAACACACTTCTGGGAACTAGATGAAGTAGGTGCACCTAACACAGGTATAGGCTACTTTACATTGTTTGCACTAGCATTAATACCACCAGTGTTCGATCGCTTTATGAAAAAGCATTTGGACGATTGGGATAAAAATTTTGCTACTGAAGCAGAAAGAGAAATAGCGAAGCAATTCGTTTAATCCTGCGGGGGAGTGCTTAGGTGCTCCCCTTTCTTTTATAGACATGCTTACTGTTATAAATAAATGTAATACAACTACAAGAGAACGATATGGCATACTCCGATAAAGTACTTGACCATTACGAAAACCCACGCAACGTTGGAACATTTGATCCCAAAAGAGATAACATAGGAACAGGCATGGTAGGTGCACCTGCATGTGGAGATGTTATGCGACTACAAATAGAAGTTGAAAAAGGTGTCATTAAAGATGCTAAATTTAAAACCTATGGTTGTGGAAGTGCTATTGCTAGTTCAAGTTTACTAACTGAAATGGTCAAAGGTATGACACTCGAACAAGCCGGCGAAGTTAAAAACTTAGACATAGCAGAAGAACTTGCACTACCTCCAGTTAAAATACATTGTTCTGTACTAGCAGAAGATGCCATCAAAGCCGCCATCACTGATCTTAAATCGAAACTTAAAGTTTAATATTCTTTCTTGACATTGTTTAAAAACTATGCTATAAATAATTGTGTTTTATAGTTATTCGAATTATAAAATGTAGAAAGTTGGGCAACGTTGAGCCCAATCTCTTTTAACAATGTGAGCGATGTGGTAAAAGCATCAAGCAGATAGGAGAAATAAGAATGGACGCACTCACCCTATGGATGGCAATAGGTTTCGCATTTGCCGCTTATTCCGTAATAGCAAATGATTCAGTACAAACACTAGGTACATGGATCGCAAGTAATAACGACAAATTCAATTGGAAGATCATGTGGGGGTGTGCAAGTGCAGTTCTCCTTTATACATTGTGGTACGGTTGGACAACAAATGGTGGAGACATCAGTTACGGTAGACTTAACAAGATACCGTTCCAAGAAATACAATGGTATCACGCAATGGCACCAGGACTACTATTAATACTTACACGGATAGGAGTACCAGTTAGTACTTCTTTTTTAGTATTAAGTGCCTTTGCAAGTACATTTGTATTAGAGAAGATGCTCGTAAAGAGTATGATGGGTTATGCAGTGGCGGCAGTCGCGGCATATGTTATTTGGATAGGAGTTACTAAAGTCCTAAACGAAGCAAAGCCTGTCAAAGAAGAACATAAGAAAGCATGGCGAATAGCACAATGGGTAACAACAGGCTTCCTGTGGTTTACTTGGCTAAGTCATGACATGGCAAACATTGCCGTGTTCCTACCAAGACAGATACCTTGGGACCTTATGGTATTAGTAAGTCTTATATTTGTATTTGGATTAGGATACATGTTCCGTGAAGGCGGAGGTAAGATACAAAATATTGTTATTGAAAAGCACAACACAAGATATGTTCGTAGTGCTACCATAATTGATGCAGTATACTTTTTAATACTATTGTTCTTCAAAGAAATAAACGATATTCCAATGTCAACAACTTGGGTGTTTGTTGGACTATTATGTGGACGTGAACTTGCTATGGCAACTATGACAGGCAAAGAAAAGTTCAAAACAGTATTTCCTTTGATTACCAAAGACTTCATTAAAATGATGATTGGCTTAGGTGCTTCTGTGGGAGTAGTGTTAATGATACACTATGTTATTGTACCTAACGGATACTAATATATTGGAAAAGGTAGTGTGCAACGATACTACCTTTTTTCTTGACTTTAGATAAGTATGAGCATATAATACAAATATAATATTACTTTTAACACCTTGCGTAATAGAAAGGACAACGTTTGAAGATGAAAATCATAACAGGAAATGCTAATCCTGAATTAGCACAAAAGATCGCAGAACACTGTTTTAGCGATTTAGTCCCAGCCAAAATAACATCGTTTGCAGACGGCGAATCGAGTGTAGAATTTACTGAAAACATACGTGGCGAAGATGTGTTTATTATTCAAAGTACATGCACACCTGTTAATGACAGTCTAATGGAGTTGTTGATTATGATTGATGCGGCACGTAGATCAAGTGCAAGTAGAATTACCGCAGTCATTCCTTACTTTGGTTACGCTAGACAAGATCGTAAGAGTGCTTCACGTACTCCTATTACTGCAAAGTTAGTTGCTAATTTATTAACAACATCAGGTACAGATAGAATACTTACAATGGATTTACACGCAGGACAAATACAAGGTTTCTTTGACATCCCAGTGGATGATTTAACAAGCCGTGTAGCATTTGCTAAAGATATCAAAAAGCAATTTTATAAAGATGGTAATAACATTGATGAAGTAGAAACTGTATTTGTATCACCAGACGCAGGTGGTGTTGTTCGTGCTAGAAAGTTTGCTGATATGTTTGGCGGCGACATTGCTATTGTAGACAAACGTAGACCAGAAGCAGGCAAGAGTGAAGTAATGAATCTAATTGGAGATGTTAAAGGCAAACATGCTATCCTAGTAGATGATATTATTGACAGTGGTGGAACATTGTGTAATGCGGCCAAAGCAATTATAGATGCTGGAGCATTATCAGTACGTGCTTATATCACACACGGTGTATTGTCAGGCGAAGCATGTCAAAAGGTTGAAAAAAGTGTACTAGATGAATTAGTTGTAACTGATAGTATTCCTAACCGTTGTCCTAAGAACTGTAAAAAGACACGCCAAGTAAGTGTATCTACATTATTTGGTGAAGCAATACGTAGAGTTACAAACGAAGAATCTGTCAGTAGTCTTTTCGTATAAATAATTTTGTAGGAACAAAGACCGCCCAACAATAAATCAAAGCGGCCAATAGTTTTACATTGTAAAACTTCTAACTAATAATGAAACGCAAATATAAAAAAACTGTAAACAACAGTCGGATGATTGCTGATATAAAACATCAATTGACAAAGACTTCTGATCCTATAGATAAAGAAGCACTGCAACAACGATTACATCATTATCAAATGCAATCTAAAAATACTAAATCTGAATAGTTTCTGAACCATCTTTATGTTTTGCAAGATGCTTCACATACTCAGTCATACTATGATCTGAGAAATTATCAATTTTACCTTTTTTGATTCCGCGCCACATACCACGTAACTTGTCTTTGAACAGTTGCCATCCTGACGGAGTACGAACATTGCCCCATGTGTTTAAGTAATGTTGTTGTCCGTGATGCTTGTACCCCATTACCCATAATGGAACACTAGTTACTATGTCATTGTTATTCTTCCAGCGATGATGCACAACTGATAGACTATCTACATAAGTTGGCCAACCAACTCTAGGGGAACCGAATGTATATAATTCTTTAGGATCAAGATTGTCAAGGTTGTGTTTACAACGGCTTGCCATAATAGTAGCCATTGCCGCTCCTAGCGAATGCCCACAAAACCATAACTCTTTATCTTTGTTCTGTGTTCTTGTGATGTCCTCTCTGACCATAGGCCATAGTTCATCTACTTCTGCTTTGAAGCCTCTGTGTACTCTACTTATTGTTTCTGATTTTACTGGATAAGCCTGTAGGTCTGCTTTAAGATCATTGAACTCTGTTGGTTCAGTACCTCTACAAGCAATAACAATATCATGCTTGTTCATAAAGCGATATGTCTGTGCTCCGTCCAAGTCATAGTATTCAATTGTTGTAAATCCTAGTTGTTTTGCTATCTTTGTAGCATTTTTCTTTTCCAAATACGCTATCTGTGCTAATTCGGCAAATAAAAGACTGCGTTCTTTGAAATTTAATGTTACAATAGGTTTAGTTAATTTATTTGTATGTATTTCCATAGTTTCGCTCCTAATTTCGTTCCCTATGGTATTTACCGTGTTACACCACTAAATAGTGTTAAGGAGTTACGACAATGAAACGCAAAACTAGAAGCCTATTAGAAGAACTTAATGATTTCGCTGTAACTAAAAAGACAGAGAATATTGTAGAGTCAAGAGCAAATCATGTAATTGAGAGTGCTATCAACATAGTTGAAATGATACGTACAAACTTTGATGGTGAAATTGCTCAGGATTTAGAGAAGCGGTTTTATAACTCTATCAAGTCAGGCGATGCAACAAAATTTATGCGAGGCATCAAAAAAATCAAAGCAAGTGATAAAAGTGAATTAGACGATGTTAATTGAAGACATTATAAGGCTACAAGAAGCCGAGGGTAAGAATACACATATGGAACACGTTGAGGAAGAAGCACTCAACCGTGGTAAAGAAGGGGCTGAATATGCAATCAATCAAATGATGTTGTTTGCAGATATGCTCAAAGGCCGTACTAACAAAAAGTTAAGAGTAAGTGTAAAATGGGACGGTGCTCCTGCAATTATATGCGGAGTTGATCCTGAGAGTAAAAAATTCTTTGTAGGAACAAAGGGTGTGTTTAATGCTAGTCCTAAACTAGGAACTAGTCATGAAGAGATTGACAGACTATATGGAGAGTCAGGTGCAGTATCAAAGTTACATCTAGCATATGATTATCTTAGCAAACTAGGAATTACAGGCGTACTACAAGGCGACTTTATGTTTGACGATAGTTCAAGACGTGAAGAAGAAATTGACGGCGAAAAGATGTACACTTTCAAACCACAACTTATTACATATGCAGTACCAGTAGACAGTGACATTGGTAAGCGTATTGGAAGTGCAAAGTTTGGTATTGTCTTTCATACAAACTACGAAGGCAACACATTAGCAGATGCAACAGCAAACTATGATGTTAATGTTAGTAACTTAAAACGTTCAAACGATGTTTGGTTTGACGATGCGTTCTTTAAAGACGTTTCAGGTTCAGTGCTAATGACAAAAGATGAAACAGCACAAGTGAAAAAAGATTTGGCAGATGCAATGGGGGCTTATAAAGCAGTACCAAATGCAGTATGGGAAGCAATGAAATCAAATGATGATTTTATTAAAAACTTTAAGATTTGGATTAATACAAATATTAGACAAGGTAAACTAGCAGGCGATCCAGGCGAATTTTTAAACGGCTTTATTGATTGGTATAAAGAAAGAATTGAAGGCGAGATTGCAAAACTTAAGAATCAAGATCCAGAGAAACCAGCAGTTAAAAATAGATTACAAAAGATTGAAAACAATATGAATTTTATTAATACAAATAGAAAAGGCTTGTCAGGCATTATTATTTTTATGACTGAGATTACAAACCTAAAGAAAATTTTTATTACTAAACTTAACAACATTGAAAGTATTGCACACTTTTATAAAACAGCAGATGGCTATGAAGCAGGCTCACCTGAAGGCTATGTAGCAATTGATCATACAGGTGGAGCAGTTAAGATTGTTGACAGACTTGAGTTCAGTCGCAGAAACTTTACTACTCCTAAGGACTTTGGTTAATGTCAGAGTTTAAGTTTTTAGATTTTATCACAGAAGGCAAAATGATTCGCAACTCAGATGGCGTTAGTAGGTTAACGTTTACTGATGCCTCTGATCTAGTACTACTATACTTTTTAGCATTGCATGTAATGCGTCATTATCCAAGCAGACGCTTTGCAAAGTTATACAGTGAACAAGTACTTAAATGGCAAAACTGGAATAACTTTAGAAGTAGTGCTAATGACTTACATTGTTTGTTAAACATTATCGATGGCGACGAACGCATTGTAGAAAAACTAAAAGACTCAAGGTCAGCAAAGATGTTGCGTAAGCGTTTTACATTTCCTACACTAACTGCAAAAAGATTGTTAAGAAGTTATACTAATAGCAATCCAAGTTATGCAGATGCAAACGACTTGTTAAAAATAGACAACGGATTATCCAACAGTCGCTACAGTGGATTGCGTAGACGTATTGCAAATTACGGAAGACTAACTCCAACAGAAAAACGTAAAGCAGTTACTGAATTAGAAATGGCTTTAAAAGCAAGAGGACGTAACTCAGACATAGTTGATTATTATGTGTTGTTTGTTAAAGACTATGACTTAGAAAGTTCACAAGTTAGAGACACTGAGCCAACAGTAAGTGTTAGTGATCCTGTACTAGCAGACACAAAAGATATACAGATGTTAAGACTATTAGGTGTACCTAATAAAGACTTGCCTTTTGCATACAAAGTATTAAGTATGACAAGCAGAGGCTTAGGTATTCCTCCACGTTTTGCACAAGCATATGCTCCTGTTATGCGTATTGTAAACGACATTATAAAAGCAGGTCCAGGATATGTAAACTTGTTAAAACAAGTACATAATAGAGCAAAACGAGTAGTACGTTAGTTCATTTTCCAAAGTAAGATAAATATTAGCACGGATGTCATGGAGAGTGACATACGCCATAAGAGCAATTTATTAACAAGGAGAATATAAAATGGCTTCAATTACAAGAGTAAATCCAACAGCAGTTGCTAGAGGAACTATGCAAGAACTTACTTCTGTACAAATTTTCAAAGTTGTACTAGCAGGTGGTAACGGTCTTGGCGCTATGGGTTCTGACGCGGCGGCGGCTAAAGTAACAGATGCATTAGGTGGAATGTCACACATTTTACAAACTAAAGCAAATGGTTCTGAACTATACATGGTAGCAGACACACACGGTGTTGATATCGATTCAATTGCAAGAACAATTGGTCAAGTATTAGACACAGGTACGTTGGCTGGTCTAACTGGTGGTGTACAAACATTATCAGATGGTGACACAGTAACAGTTACAGTAGTAACAGACATCGAAGCAATCTAATAAAGTTAGATTACTTTTACAAGTATCAAAAGGGCGGCTTTATGTCGCCCTTTTTTTATGGCTATATTGATAAATAAAAGTACGGATGCCATGGAGAGTGGCAGACGCCATAAGAGAAAACTTTTAAAGGAGAAATAAAATGGCTATATTAACAAACAACGCGGCGGCGATCGCAGGCAACGGAATTGGTCCTAGAACTAGAATCATCAACCTTGCAAAAACTAACATGACACAAGCAGAACTAGATGCGGCTTTGTTATATCTTGCGGCAGGTGATGTTGCTGGTACTAACGATGCACACACTATTGCAGGTGTTTCAGTACTAACTGAAGACGGTGTTTTCACAAGTGGAACTACTGACAACGTACAAGTTGCTATCCAAGGCACAGGTGTAATTACAGTTGGTGCAAACTTTGGTACAGGTACTACAGGTGTAACTTCAAGTTTACTTGCAGACATGGCTATCGTTTCATAATTGAAACTATAACTAATATTAAGGGTGTCGTTTTTACGGCACCCTTTTTTTATGGCTGGTAAATATGTGTATGAAAATACGTATTAAAACATTGGTTGATATCACTCGCACAGACGTAAGGCGTAAAGGCCAAGGCGATGAACTCAAACTCAATCAACAACACAATTTTCAAACTTTACAACAAGTTATTGCTTTGCGTAATTTAATCAATCTCAACGACGATCCATATTTGGAAACACGTAACGTAAATGACGAGTTTGGAACAAACTACAAAGGTGAACACAAAGTTTGGACATACGAATTTGAAGTTGACCATGCTGATGCTTATTACGATGATAAAAACGACCCCGTAGGACTATTAAAGCAAGATTTAGAACTAGTACCTATAACTGGTAGTTTAACCGAAACGGTGCCTAAACCAAAAATGTTTATTGTAAACAACAAAGGTAATTCCAATATTACCGTTGAAGTTGTATAAATAACTATGAAGGCACAAAATAGGCATACCAAAACACATTAAGGCTAACGACAAAGAGTTTACTTAATAACCCTTAGAGAAAGGGTGTTTACGGAGATATTAACTATGGCACGTGCCACAGACTTAGAGAAACAGAATTTAGAAGCACACGTTGACTTATGTGAGCAACGTTATAACAACCTAGAAAAACGTTTGGGTAAAGTTGAAGAAAAAGTTCAACATATCCATGATGATTTGGGCAAGTCACATTCTTCTTTAATTAAAGTTATTATCGGTACCTCAGGTACAATCATTGCAGGACTGTTATCTACAGTCGTTGTTATTCTCATTAACATGTCTTAAACTAAATACTAACATGTTGTTAGTAGAACTTTTTAATAATCTCGCGGAGAAGCAAATTTGGGGACGAAAAGGCAAAGCCCTCGTTCGTAAGTTTCGTTGTAGTGGAGGCAAGCGTCACGGACGTATTGTTTCTAAAGCACAACAATGCTTTGCTCCACCAAATATACAAGCCAAGATGAAGATGCGTATTACACGTAAGAAACTTGGACAAAGAATGATGCGTAAGGCTAAGCGTACTAAACGTACAAACCCAGCATCTAGAGCATTGAAGACGTTGAATAGAAGATGAGACTTTTTGAATTAACAGAAGCAGGTGGTAAGTTTATCTTTGGTCGAGGTGGTAAGCCAGGTGGCTCACACAAAGGTCAAATTTCACGTAAGTTTAGATGTGTAAGTGGTCCACGTAAAGGACGTATTGTTGCAAAGATGTCTACATGTCATGCACCAATTGACGCACAAAAGAAAAAGACAATGACTGTTACTAGATCCAAAGCACCTAAGTTGGCGGCAAAGAAATCAATGTTTACCAAACGAGGTTCTGGAGTAAGTAGAGCAGTATTAAGTAAGAATAGAGCAAAAGCACCTAAGAGAGCAAAAGTACAAAAAAGGAAACGTTAATGCGTATTGACGAGATTGATTCAAAACACAGTAAGTTCAAAGAAGTTATACTCGATCACGAGTTGACTGAAGAACAGTTAGATGAAGTCCTTCCTATTATTGGTGCTCTTGCAGGAGTAGGCGCAACAGCCGCAAGAGTTGCAGGCGGAGCATTGGTTCGTGGTGCAGGTGCATTAGCACGTGGAGCAGGAGCATTAGCACGTGGTGCAGGAAAAACAATTCAAAAAACAGCACGAAGCATGGCTCCAGTACCAAAAACAGGACCAGGCTCGGGTACAAACAATAATAACGGCACTGTTGGTAAGATAGGTAAAGCAGTAGGTAACCTAGGAACTGACCTTGCTTCACAAGAACGTGGTACTGCTAGAAAACAAAGCAACAACCAACAAAGTTTAAAAACAAACACAGCACAGAAACTTTCACAACAAGGCAGTGGACAAGGAACTATTGGTACACAGGGTACGCAAGGTACACAACAAACCAAACTACAAAGAGGGCAAGAATTTCAAGTGCCTATTGCAGATCCAAAAAGTCCAAACAAAACAGTAAATGCCAAAATGAAAGTAAAGAATGTAACCGGTAGTGAAATTGAACTGCAACCTTCTAAAAAGCAAAAAGGTATGCCTAAAACGGTTAAGTATAATAAAAAAGATCTTGCATTAAATTAAGTTTTACGCTATACTTTAAAGACATGAAACCAGAAGTTAAAAAATTAGTATCTGCCTTTCAGGCCACTGCACAGTCAGTAAAGATTCGTTTGAAACAAAACGGATTTGTATTGCCTGTTTCGCATAATGGTGGAATCAAATTCAAACATTGTTATATAAAGAAAGATAGACACGGCTGGTATAATATACTAAATCTACACAATCCAAAGATATCATACTATAAAGGCATTGCTAATCACAAGATAGCAGTAGCAATATCAATATATTTGGGCATGGATGTAGGATTTGATGAACAGGAGCATTTAGATGCAGATCATAAATATTTGCACTATTATAATGAAATACGCTTTTTAAAGCATGGATTAAAGATTGCTGAACAAAACAATGAAGATTTTAAAATAGATATGTATAATGCTAGACTGCATGAATATATGCCTAAATATGAAAAATATAAGCACACAGTAGGATTGCTTCTAGATGAAGCCGAAACTTTACTGTTTGACACTAAATAACACTATAATAACGTTAGGGGAATACACACGATGAAAACGTCAGATTTTATGAACACAGTTACAGTAGAGTCTTTACAGAAAGACTTGCGTAGCAAACATGGTATTACAGTTGATGTGGCCAAATACAGCCAAGCACAACTAGAATCTTATAGTACAAAGATTCAAAATAAATTAAAAGAATTCGAAATTAAGCATAAGTTTAATGAATCACTAAAAAGTGATGAATATCAAAAAACATTGCTGATCAGCAAAATTGTAGAAAGTGCAATTAATCAATATCTTGACAATCCCCTTGAAAGTGTTGATGAGTACGATCTAGGCGAAGACATTATGAATGTTGAATCTGACGATGCTGACGTACAACGTGATTTTGCAGAAGCAAATCCAAATGATGATATTGATGATGATCCAGGTGCAGGTACTGACGTTGACCCTAACATGGATAACAATACGAAACAAGATTCTAAAGTACTTACAGCATTAAGAGTTGTAATGGACGATCCAAGTAAAGCAAACTTGGCTAGAATGGCAATTGAAAAGATCATGCAAGGTAAGCCGTTAAACAAACAACAAATTGATGGCTTTAGAGATGCTATGACATCAATGATGCAACCTTTCTTAAGTATGCAAGGTGTACAAAGATTAAAGGCAATGAAAAAAGGAATGCCAAGTGCTGAAGCAGTAGGCGAAAGTAAAATTGTTAAAGAAGGTGCTGAAGAACAAGCAGAATTAACAATGGCCGCTAAAGACATGGTAGATAGATTTACAGCATTCTTAGAAGATGTTGCTGAAATGGGTGCAGAAGGAATGTTAGAACTAGCAGACTCAATTAGAGATGAACTAGGACTAGAACAATCAGAAGCATTTGTTGCAACAGTTAAACCTGCATTAGAAGCAACACAAGATGTATTAACTACATCACGTGAAGCACTTACAGCCGGTGTACAAATTGTTACAGGCGAACAAACACCAACAGATACTATTGGTGCTGATCCAGAAGGCGAAGAAGAACTAGATCCTGCGATGGATGTAGATGCAGACGGACCAGTTGATGCAGTTGATCCTATTGATCCAGCAGATGAGTTTAGTGCAAGTGACGCCGCAAGTGGTGGAGAAGAAACTGCAGGCAGAGAAAAGCGTGAGTCAATTGGCGAAGGTGCTGTTAAAAAAGGATTAGAAGATGATGCTGAAAGCATGACTAGAAAAGAATTTATTGAAAAACATGGTGACGCAGAATTCTTTGACAACTACAATGGTAGCGATGAAGAAAATGATACACCAGAGTCATACACACCTAAGAAAAAATCAGTAGCGGAATCAACTCGTATAATGAACAAGTTGGCTCAATAAGGAGTCGAACATGAGACTATTTGAATTTTCAGGTAGTGATTTAGAACAAGATATAGTATTGCTTTTCCGCAATCAAATTCAACGTGCTAACCAAACAAACAATACTGCTGAACTATCCTATCAAGCAATAGGTTCGCTTATGAAAGCAAACGGTCATGGTAGTTTTGATTATGGAATCTTCAAAGACTTGTATGATACATCAGATGAAGTTAAAGCAGTTATAAAAAACTTTGATCAAGATGGTGTTACACTTAACACTCAAATGCAACGTGACGCAGATGGCACAGTTGACGATGTTGACTCTAGTCCAACCAATAATATAGAAAAAATGGCAAAACGAGCAACAAACCGACGCTCATAACTTGACATTCGTCCCCCTTAGAAGTTATAATTAATACTACAACTACAGGATTTTTTATTAATGGAAAAACATACCCCACCAACTTATGTGGAACGTTACAAGTATCACACAGTTAAACAAATAAACTTACAAGGCAAAAGACTTTACGAAGCACCCGATGGTAGTAAAACACCAAGCGTTACAACGATCCTAGGTAAAACGAAGGATATGACGCATTTAATCGCATGGAAAAAGCGAGTGGGCGAAAAACAAGCACAGCAAATTGTAACTGAGGCCGCAGGTGTTGGTACAGCAATGCACAACAATTTAGAACGTTTTCTTATTGGCGAAGAACGTAAGCCGGGCAACAACCTAGTACATGTTCAAGCAAACAAAATGGCTGATGTAATTATTGAATCTGCTCTAGTAGACGTAGATGAAGTATGGGGTATTGAACAAGCATTATACTATCCACAGATGTATTCAGGTACTTGTGATGTTGTAGGACAGTACAAAGGAACTCCTTGTATTATGGACTTTAAACAAACTAACAAGCCTAAGAAAAAAGAATGGGTAGAGGATTACTATTTGCAGATGGCGGCATATGCTATGGCACACAATGCAGTATACGGCACTGATATACGTGAAGGACATGTGTTTATGTGTAGTAGAGCATTAGAATACCAGCAGTTTGACCTAGTAGCAGATGAGTTTGAACACTGGTCTAACGAATGGTTAAAGCGAGTTGAAGATTACTATGCCAATCATCACTTCTAATTGGTAAATACACATATAAATTAGGAGAACACAGTGGCAGTCGTACAGATTTCAAAAATTCAACATAGACGTGGTAAGGAAACTATAACTGGTTTACCACAACTTGCCAGTGCAGAATTAGGCTGGGCAGTAGACACACAAAAATTATATATTGGTAATGGCAGTGTAACCGAAGGTGCTCCGGCTGTTGGAAATACTGAAATCCTAACAGAAAAAACAAACATTTTTCAATTACTTGATCAATATGAATTCCAAGGAAACACAGACGCAACTGTACAAACAGGCGAGTTTTCTAATAATCCAATTAAAAGAAATATACAAACACGTTTAGATGATATCGTAAGTATTAAAAGTTTTGGTGTAATTGGTGACGGTGTTTCAGATGATACTGAAGCATTACAAAGAGCAGTTGATCAAATCTTTTTAAACAGTAGCGACAAGTTTAATGCAAATTCAAGAAGAGCATTAAAGTTTGAAGCAGGCTCATATAAAATTACAAACACAATTCATATTCCACCTTATGCAAATATTATAGGTGACGGACCTGACAAAACTATTATCACAATGCACGTTGATACAAATGAATTATCACAAACTGCAAAACCTGTTTTTCAAACAGTAGGCGGAAATAGTACTCCAGGAAGTTATGTAGAGTTTGCTTCGATGCAAAACATTAGCCGTCCACAAAATATTATGATACAAGGTATGACACTAACAGTTGACGCAACAGTAACAGCAGATGCTCCATTACTTTACTTAGATAATACAACAGAAAGTATTATTGATAATGTTAAATTTACAGGTACATGGAATGCACTACAAGGACTAGATGCGGCACAGTCTGGTATTGAAGTAAGAGGCTTAGGCGCACTTACATCTGAAAACGTTACAATTAGTAACTGTCAGTTCACACAATTAAGTATTGGTGTTTACAGTATATACGACACACAAACAATTACAATTAAAGATAGTTTGTTTACATTTGGTCATGTTGGTATTGACTTAGGTAGAACAAGTTCAGGATCAGGTTCTCAAGCACAAGGTCCAAGACATTACTTAATTACTAATTGTAAATTTGATAAGATTGATGACTTTGGTATTGCAGTACATGCACCAAACAACACAACTCCATATGGACACACATCATCTTCAAATATGTTTATTGATGTTGCTAACAACGGCAACGGACAAAACTCACCACAAACAAGTGTAATTAAATTTGACGGTGAACTATGTGCAAGTGTTGGAGACTTTTTTGAGAGAGATGCATTTGTAAATCAAACTTCATTAAGTGCAGTTCCATTTAAACCAACAGTTGATGGATTACATTATACTAAATCACGTTTGAAAACTGAAACACTATCAGAAGTAGATGCACCTACACAAATTATTAAATTACCTTTTACCAAAGATAAGATTGCATACATTGATTATCTTGTTGTAAAAGACGGAACATCTAGTGATACAACTAGACAAGGTAAGTTAACACTTACAGTTAGAAATGACAGTAGTATAAACATAACAGACAACTACAGTCATACAGGCACGAGCGACGGTGCTATCGAATGGACAGCAGTACTTGATGACATGGACAGTACATCAGGTAGTGAAACTTTATTAGTTAAGTATAGAAACCCAATCGGTAATGGTATAGGAACCCTAAGTTATTCTATCAGTTACTTTGCATAGATGTTCTTAGATACAAATACTGACGAACGTATAACACAATGGCGAACTTTTAGAGATACACTCGAAGAGTGTATTGACCCTTACAGAGCATCTTTAGAGTTCTGGAAGACTGCTCCGGTTACAGACAAATACCTTAACCCTTACAATTCTCAACAGTGGCCAACGCCTTGGGAGTTAATTAAAGAAAACCGGTATTGTCCCGTCGGTATACCCCTTATGATAGGACATACCCTGAAGTTAACTACAAGGTTTACCAAAACGTCTGTATTGATAAAAATATATATAGACCATACGACAAAAAGATACTATAATGTAGTTAAAGTTTTAGACAATATTATTGACTATGAAAATAATAATGTTTGTATAAGTAGTGAATTGCCAGACAGTATGGTTTGCCAAGAAACAATTGAATTGTAGTTTTTGTATTAAATACTGGACTGCACACATGATAAAAGAACGTATAGAAAAGAGGACATAATGAACGCATCTAAAGAAGTTTTTATAACCAAGAGAGACGGAAGTAAAGTAAAGTTAGACTTAGATAAAATTCATTTTGTTGTAGAAGAAGCCTGTGAAGGACTTACAGGTGTATCAGCATCACAAATTGAAATGAATGCGGATTTACAATTTTACGACGGAATGACAACTGACGAAATCCAAAACATTTTAATTCGAAGTGCAAATGATTTAATATCACTTGAATCACCTAACTATCAATATGCCGCGGCAAGATTGTTATTATACGGACTTCACAAACAAGTTTACGGAACTTATGAACACATGACTCTTTCTCAAGTTATAGATGCTAACATTGAGCGAGGCGTTTACGACTCTAACATACGTGACAAATATACTGAAACAGAACTTAAAAAATTAAATACATTTATTAAACACGATCGTAATGAAGAATTTACATACGCAGGTCTAAGACAAGTAGTAGACAAATACCTTTGTCAAGATAGAAGCAGTGGAGCAATTTATGAAACTCCGCAATTTATGTACATGATGATCGCGGCAACGTTGTTTGCTGAATACCCACAGGAGACACGTTTAAACTACGTGAAAAAATATTATGACGCGACCTCACTTTTTAAAGTCAACATACCAACCCCTGTCATGGCTGGAGTGCGTACTCCTATTCGTCAGTTTGCCAGTTGTGTTCTTGTTGATGTGGATGATACTCTTCCTAGTATCTTTAGCAGTAATAGTGCAATCGGTTACTACATTGCTCAAAGGGCAGGAATTGGAATCAATGCGGGACGAGTACGAGCAATCAATTCGAAGATCCGAGGCGGAGAAGTAGCACACACAGGTGTAGTTCCTTTCTTAAAAGTTTATGAAGCAACAGTAAGAAGTTGTACACAGAATGGTGTACGTGGTGGTAGTGCAACTACACACTTCCCACTTTGGCATTATGAAATTGAAGATATTCTTGTACTAAAAAATAATAAAGGTACAGATGATAATAGAGTACGTAAGTTAGATTATTCTATTCAACTTAACAAATTAATGTATGAAAGGTTATTGTCCGGTGGAGACATAACTCTTTTCTCGCCACACGAAGTGCCAGGATTATATGAAGCATTTTATTCAGGCGACAATGAAAAGTTTAAAGAACTATATGAAATGTATGAACGTAAAACATCTATTCGTAAAAAGAAAATAGATGCACATGAATTATTTTCAGCAGTGTTAAAAGAACGTGCAGAAACAGGACGTATCTACATTATGAATGTTGATCACTGTAATACACACAGTTCATTTAAAGATCCTATTTACATGAGTAACTTATGTCAAGAGATTACATTGCCTACTAAACCTATTCAGCATATTGATGATGCTGAAGGCGAAATTGCATTATGTATTTTAAGTGCGATTAATATAGGTGCATTAACATTAAACAAAGAAAATTCAGAACTTGAAGAACTGTGTGAGTTGTCCGTTCGAGCATTAGAGGAAATTATTGAATATCAAGGATATCCTGTAAAAGCCGCTGAGATCAGCACAAAGGCTCGACGCTCATTAGGTATTGGTTATATCGGCCTAGCACATTACCTAGCAAAACACAAAGTCAACTATGCCGATAAAGAAGCATGGAAACTTGTACACGACCTAACTGAAAGTTTCCAGTATTATCTATTAAAAGCAAGTAATAAGTTAGCAGAAGAACGTGGTGCTTGTGAGTACTTCGATCGTACTAAATATTCAGAAGGCATTATGCCTATTGACACGTACAAAGAAGAAGTCAACGACATCGTTGGAAAGAAACTTAATCATGATTGGACTACTTTACGCAAGAGCATCAAGCAACACGGGTTACGGCACAGCACATTGTCCGCACAGATGCCTTCGGAGAGCAGTTCCGTTGTGTCGAACGCTACCAACGGAATCGAACCACCTAGAGGCTACTTGTCCGTTAAGAAGAGCAAAAAAGGGCCTCTTAAGCAGATTGTACCACAGTATAGTCAACTAAAGAACTTTTATACCCTACTATGGGACATGAAAGGTAACGAAGGTTACATAAATATCGTCGCTGTAATGCAAAAGTTTTTCGACCAAGCCATTAGTGGTAACTGGTCATATAATCCGTTACAGTATGAGAACAACGAAGTACCTATGAGTATTATGATGAAAGACATGTTGACAACATATAAGATGGGTTGGAAAACAAGTTACTATCAAAACACTTATGACTTCAAAGGTGCTGAAGATGATGCTGACCAATTGGAACAACAAGCGGTTGACAACAAAACAAATGGTGCTATAATTAATGGTACAAACGGTCATACAAATGGCCAGAACGGTGATACGCAGACAGTTGATCAAGATGATGAAATGTGTGATGCGTGTGCCATTTAAGGATTTATGACGAGGAAGAAGGGTAATACTAAAGCGATGACAAAGACAGTTTTTAACCGAGAGAAGGTTGATTTTACAAAAGAGCATATGTTCTTCGGAGCAGATCAAAACACACAGAGATATGACATATTCAAATATCCTGAGTACGATAAACTTAATCAAACAATGCTTGGTTATTTTTGGAGACCAGAGGAAGTTAGTCTACAAAAAGATAGAGGTGACTATCAGCAACTTCGTGATGAACAAAAGCATATCTTTACAAGTAATCTAAAATACCAAACACTACTTGATAGTGTACAAGGACGTGGACCATGTCTAAGTTTTTTACCTTACTGTTCAAATCCAGAACTAGAAGGTTGTATTATTGCTTGGGACTTTTTTGAAACAATTCACTCACGTTCATATACACACATTGTAAAAAATGTATATGCTAATCCTAGTGAAGTGTTTGATACTATCCTTGATGATGAAAAAATTATTGAACGTGCAATTAGTGTTACAAAATACTATGACGAGTTTAATGACATTGCAAACAATTACTTTAATAAAGATCAAGGTAATCTCTATGATGTCAAGAAAGCATTATACAAAGCAATGATGACTGTAAACATTTTAGAAGGTTTACGTTTTTATGTTTCATTTGCATGTACGTTTGCATTTGGTGAATTAAAAATGATGGAAGGTAGTGCTAAGATTATTAGTCTTATTGCAAGAGATGAAGCAACACACCTTAACCTAAGTACACACATTCTCAAACATTGGGCTAAAGGTGACGATGATCCAGACATGGCTAAAATCGCAGTAGAACTTAAAGATGAAGTTTATGACCTATGGCGTGAATGTGTTGAGGAAGAAAAGAATTGGGCGAACTACTTATTCAAAGACGGAAGTATGATTGGACTTAATGCTAATCTTCTTCATGCTTATGTTGAGTTTATTGCTAACAAGAGATTGAAAGCACTAGGACTTGATATGTTATATGATCGTCCATTAAACACTAATCCGCTACCGTGGACACAACATTGGTTGTCAAGTGCAGGACTACAAGTTGCCCCACAAGAAACAGAAGTTGAAAGTTATATCGTTGGCGGTGTTAAACAAGACATTAACAAAGATACATTTAAGGACTTCAAACTATGATCGAAATATTCGGAAAGCCAAGTTGCCCGTATTGTGTTAAAGCAGTAAATCTGTGCAAGACAAGACAACTTGAACATACATATAAATCTTTAGGAACTGACTACACTAGAGAAGAATTAATGGAGTGGTTCCCAACTGCAAGAACTGTACCACAAATCAAAATCAATGGAAAAACTATTGGGGGTTATGATCAACTTGTAAACTACATTGATGAAACAGGTTATAACGGAACAGGACACACAATATAATGTTAATAGAAGCACCATATAAAGTTGGAGATACAGTTACTTTTAAACTTAACTCCGGCGAAGAAATTGTAGGTAAACTTACAGAAGAAAATGAAAAGGGTTTTAAGATTAAAACTCCTCTTACTCTTGTAATGAATGGGCAAGGGTTAGGGTTACAACAGTTCTTATTTACAGGTGAGCCTGACAAAGGATACTTGTTTAAAAAAGAAAGCATAATGGTTATTACTAAAACTATTAAGCAGTTTGCAGAACTATATCAACAACAAACATCAAGCATAGTAACTGCACCACCAAATCTCAAAGTAAAATAAAATAAATACTCGTATGAACGAGTTTACATTTATAGTTGAAGGCAAACAGGTAACTGTGGATAAATGGGAAGATGTTCCTAGCAAATTTGATCATGTAATTAAGTTTGTACCACACATACCTGAAGCCCCACATACAGAAGAACAACACGCTGAAATAGAAAAATGGCCTGCTAGGTTAGAACAACTTATGGAGATTGAACGTAATGCCATCAATAACTAGAATAGGTGATGCAGATATTGCACACTGTTCAGGAATGACTAGAGCAGTAGGAAGTAGTACTGTATTTGCTAATGGTATTGGTATTAGTAGACAAAGTGATGTAAACACAACACACTTATTACCTGGTGTTCCTTGTCCTTCACATGCGGCTCCAATAGCAGTTGGTTCAAGTACAGTATTTGTAAACGGTTTGGGTTGTGGTAGAGTAGGCGATGGCATCAGCGGATGCACAGCAGTTGCCGCTGGTAGTGCTAATTGTTTTGCAGGTGGTTAGGCTCTACCCCAAGCAATAGGAATATCTTTATCATCAACTACTAAATCTCTAGTATCTTTATATTGAGCAACCATTATACCTTTACCTTTGCCATCAGCAATATATTTGCAAGGTATAATTTCTCTTTCTTTGTGATATCTTTTTAAGTGGTTAGTAATAACTCCACGTGCTTTTATTCCAGCCATTATTTTCCTTGTCCTCTATAAAACTTGTGACTACGTTTTTTAGATTTGTTCATTGATGAAAACTTGCAACGTGCTTTGGTACCTGCTTGACTTGTTTTCTTAGGTTGTGAAACATGTCCTTCAAAAGATTTATGTATTTTCATATTACTTTCCTAACTTTGCTTTTAAGGCCGCTCTTTTCTTTTCTAGTATTGCCGCCTGTCTTATTTTTCTACCTAATGGTAATGATTGTATCATTTCGTATGTTCCGCCTTTTTTGGCTGTCCATTCTACTCTAACTGATTTACTTTTTGTGCTACCTTGGAAAGAGCGTACTGCTTTCCTATAACTCATTTCTTCTTTAGTTTCTACATTGTCTCCGTCGTAGAAAGTATATGTTCTCATTTTGGCCATTATTCTATCTCCGTTCTTACAATATGTTTTCGTAAGGCTCTAACTAGTTCTTCAATTTTATCTACTACAGATATCATATCTTTATCTGTAATATATTTTTGTTTTTCTCTTAACTTGTCATATTCCTTTAAAGGAATAGTTACTGTACTACCTTCATTTTCATAACTCGCATCTTCCGATCTATCGTCTGTCATATATCTCCTATAAGTTGCCTTCCCATTTACCATACTTAGAACTTTTACTAGCTTCTTTGAAAGCCTTTTTGGTTTTCATCTTTAGTCCTTTTGATATAGTTTCCCATTTTTCGTACTGTCCATCAAATACTAATTCTAATTGATCTGATAAATCTTTTAATTCATTACAGTACATTAATGTTTTTTTTTGCATATCATCAATTTTATCTGCTAATGCATAGACTCTTGCAAATATTTTTTTTATTTCTTTAGCTTGTTTTTTGTCTATTTCCATCATTTGTATCTTGTGTATATTGCAATAACAAACCAATTGAATGATTGATATCGAATATATCTCCTTCTAATTTTACTCTTTGTTCTTCATTACGAACAAAAGGTAATTCATCTTGTATTGCAATTTTTTCTCTTTCCAAATTTGCAATTTTTTGTTTTACTTCTAAATACATACTTTCTCCATTGTTATATCAAATGACCATTGATCCCATGGTTCTCTTTATTTCTTCTCTCTCTTC